TTTCTTTTGTGATGCAAGAATTGCTTGGTTCTTTGCACGACGCTTTGCAGTATTCACAGCCATAGGTTTGTAACCTCCATAATATAATATCTATTATACCGCAAGTCGCAATTAAAGACAAGCACTATTTTGCAGTAATTTTCTCGTATAGAGCCACGAAGTCCTCGTGGTCTGCAACTTCTTGATGTAGATTCTGCTTGTGATATGTTTTTGCAATCTTGGAAATAACTTTCTTTGGAATTTGCAAAGTGTCAGACTGATCTTTAACGATCTCTTTAATTAGATCTCGTTCTGCTTCAGTTCGTGTCATTGAATCACTAATCTCACGAATGGCTTTTTGCAAGTCATTCTTTTGCTCTGGTGTTAAAGCATAATTCATCATTTATCCTTTTTGTAACTAATAGATGTTTTAAAGAAAATCTGTAGCAGAACAACTGCTGACCAAGTCTCCAGCGTATAAGGGATAGTCAGCGAGAACAAAGTGTTCACTGCCCAAATAGTTAAGAGTGGAAATACAATGGCAATACCAATAATAATGGCGATGCCTACAATCACCCCAAATGTTGTTAAGATTTTATTCATAGATTAAAACTCACTTTCGTTACGGATTCCCAGCGGAAGGATCTCCATTCTTGTTTTTCTGTATCGAAGACACGAACTGCGGATCCAGAAGTTTGGCTACTTTTTCCTTCGTTGGTTGGTGTCTTGTCTGCTGGAATTCGTCCTGCACTGAGAGTGCATCGCATATCTCTAACTGTACCATCTTTTTTGGTGAAAGTAATGCACAAATCTTTGGCATTTTCATCGTGAAGTATCCCTAGAGTCCATGTTTTAAATTCCTCGAATTCTTTATCCGTTTTGAACACTGTCTGAAATGTCATTGTCAATTCTCTCTTTCATATCATTAAAAATTGGACCAAAAAATTCTTTAAACTCTTTTGGAGAAAAGAAAGAAGTGTGTCCAGTGTCAATTATAACTTTACCATTATCATCAGTCAACTTATTCTTGATTGTGAATTCAATCGTTTCATAAGATGTACCCATGTTATGTTCCTTAATCTTAACAGTCTTTAACAGACCATTGCGATAGAACTCTGCCTCATAATTAAGACTCATATGTGTCCTTTTTGTGCTTAGGTTTACGAATGTACTGAACCTTGCTCTCCACTTTTCGCATGCGATACTTTGGAGTGCGGAGATCCTTTGCAATAGGATTTCTAGGTTTCAAGGTTCTATTATACATTTACTTTCTTTGCAAGGCAAATTTCTTTAGATATTCTTTTGCTTCTTTATATTGTGTTTGTTCTATTGCTTCTTCAGCGTGTGCAAGGATAATCATCTCTTGCAAATAGTCTGCAAGTTTCTGGTCTTCATCATCCAATAAATTGTACCACTCGAAGAACTCTTCTTCTGTCTCAAGAGTCCACATATGGTCTAACATTTCGACTTCATAAGGTGATAGATTATTAATCTGAATCATTTTATGTTACTCCACTTTGCAAGTTTATGTCTTTTATTTACTGTGGCACGATGCACAACATTCGCATCTAGAATTTGATTCTCTATCATAAGATCAATCATGCACAATAGATCGCCAACTTCTTCTTCGAGTCGTTCACGATTAGTAAATCCATTATGCTCACCTTCAATTCCAAATCGGAATACTTTACTTATCGCTTGAGTAACTTCAGCACATTCTTCTTGAGCAATGAGAAGGATCTCTTTGTTCTGTTCATTAATCACTTTATTCAATACAAACTTATCCATTTTACATCCTATAAAAAATTCCACCGACATATACGAGCAGTAAACCAGCGTTCACTGCAATCATTGCTTTCTCTTTGATTAGGACACCCCAAATCAAAAACAGGAAAGCACCTAAGTTTAATAGCCAGATGTTTAATGGGTCAATCATTAATGCAGTTGCGATAGCACCTGCGATTGTAACGATGGTGGCAACCCACTTCAACACATTAATCATCTCACTTCCTCAACAGTTACACGATAACACTTTCCATTTCTGTCAACAACAGACATGGTCTTTTTGGTAGAAAGGAATTCTCCCTTCTCTCCGAGATCCCACTGAATCTTTCCAACATTATCAATGTACGACATATAATTATTAGTCGAGTCTTTCTTCATTGATTCGCTAATCACTTTAGCGATGTAATCACAATATGCTAACATAACAACTCCTTCAAAAATTAGTGCTGGTTTTTCTTTATAGTCTATAACCAGCAAAAATAGACTGCATCAGTTTATGACTCTTTCTTTATAGTCTCTCAGTCAAAGGACGCAACGACCTGTAGATATAGACTGCTGTTTTGGCTGTTTAAAGTCTGCCACGGATATTCCTCCAGTAAGACTTTGGGGTTTTAATCCCAACTCTTTTTACCACCAAATTGCTCATTGTATTCGTAACCCATAAAGTATGCACGCATTTCTGCAATACTCATATCTTTAGGTTCAACTCGTTTACCATGACCAGTTCCCTCTGGATACCAGTGTGGATCTTGTGGACGACTGTACCAGCTATCAGCACTGCCACGATCGAAGGGACTTCCATGAGTACGATCAAAAGTTTGACCACGATATTCAATAGGTTTAAGCATTTTGTTCTCCATAAGACATAAATTCATGTTGTTTCTGCAATTCAAGTTCATGACGCTGAAAAATGTATTGCATCGCTAAATCATAAGAAACACCGAGTTGATTGCTAATTTCAGTAGCAGTGAAACCCTGCTCGACCATTTCTTCCAAAGTAATCAAAGACTCTTTTAATTTACCCATTATACACGCTCCATTGCTTTAGCACCAGAGTACATCAAACCTAAACCAACTGCAGCAAGAGCAAGTCCTGCGAACAGAGGATTCTCTGGATTGTCTAGACCACCAACAGCACCAAACACGAGAAGAAACCCAACAACTAAACGAATCGAACCTTTCATAACAACTCCTTTTTCACTTTTCATACATCTATTATGCCCTAATTTGCAATTAAAGACAAGCACTTTTTACAAGAAAAAACCCCTGTATTTACAGGGGTCTAGGGATAACCTTACAGTCTGTAAGGTTATTTTCGAGCTAAAAGAGTCGAAATTGAATCAAAATAGTGGTCGTCAGCAATAAATGGTGCTACAACTCACTCATGATATTACAATATCAATCACTTGATATTTCTCTCTGTTGTTGATATGGTATAATATTAGATCTGCTAAATCTTTAGGGTTTATTTTATCTTCATTAAATGAAGTAGTCAAATTAGTGTCAACCCAAGATGGACGAACATTCATAACATATGGAAGTTTATTTGTTTGAAGTTGTTTGCATGTATCATCTAATAATTTTTTATGTTGATGATAGTTAGAAAAAACTGGATCAATTACATCACAAAAATATGTTATTGCGCTAGAGATGTTTATGATAGTTTTATTTTGACCAAGCCAAAGAGTATGAACTTTATTTAGTAGATCTATTTGATTTGATAATGCGTTGTTAATAAAAATGTCAGCGTCAGAGCACTCTAGTAAAATTTTATCTACAGTGTTCTGTTCGCTGACATCGTTACCTTGGATTATATCAAATCCAACGCAATTATAATTTACAAATGCTTCAGTTAATGCTTTTCCAATTCCTGAAACATGACCAGTTATCACTACTTTCATTCATTTTTCCAATTATAGAATAAGGTGCAAATACTAGCTGAAGCCAGCACCACACCATTATATCTAGCGGATTAATCATTACGGAAATTTCTGTGAGTAGGATCTCCAGGTTCTAAGTCTGGCATTCTAGTCATTACTGGTGCACCTGCACTCATTCCAAAACCAGTCGCCCCAGCTGCAAGTCCACTCATCATTCCACCGATTGATGGACGAGGTGGCATTCCACCAGAAGATGGTGCTGGAGCAGGTGGTGTTGGTGGTTTATCCCAACCTTTGTTTGCTGCTTGTAGTGCTAGTTTCTGTGCTTCAGGATCTTTACCAGCCAGCATAATGCCTGACAAAGTACCAGTTAAGAAAGTGGCAATAGGAATAATCAACTCAAAGAATTTTTGGTCAATTGGAGAGATAGCGTTTAGTGGTTGTGTCACAAAAATAATCGAATATAAAACCACGAAAACGATGCCAGTCAATGTTAGTGCTAAACAGATTCCGATAAAGAATCTTAGTCGAGCCATCAACTGGTCTTCTGTGTACATAAATTGTTCACTCATTTGCATGCTCCTGCTGGTTGTTGACATATTGGTGCTGGTGTTGCACCCATTGGTTCTACTCTAGTTGGTGGTGGACCAAGTCTAGGATCTCGTTGTCCTTTGAAGATATGTTCAGGACAAGTTCTGGTTACATCACATCGAGGCATTTTACACATCTCTTTGTCCCAGTTGTCTGGATCTTGACATGGATATCTAAAACGATCTCCACCGAAGTATGCCAAACCAATTGGTAACAAAAGAAGTAAAATTATCCATTTAAATAATTTTTTATCATTCATGGTCAGTTCCTTATAATTATTTTCCTGCCAATGGATTATCTAACGCTTTTTGGATCTTACTATCTATTTCTTTTCGTAAGTTGCGAACATCTTGCTCAGTCTCTCTTTGAGATTGTTTAGATGATCTTTCCACACTTTCAACAACTCCCTCTAGACGACGGATGTCGTTCTTAAGATCGTTCTTGATATCACGAGTATAATCAGATGACTTTTGAGAATTCTCTTCAACAATAGCCAACTTCTTTTCAATTTCTGTTAGGTCTGGTGCAACATACTTTTCGATTTTAGTCTTCATATCTTGATATGATTTATAGACTTCAAATGCTCCGTATAGTCCACCGAGTAATGATGACACAATAGTTGCAGCTATCATAAGTTTAGCTGGAGTGAATTCATATCCACCAATGCTTATGACTGTATCTTTGCTAGCATACTTCTTAACACCTGCTTCTAACTCATCAATCTTTTTATTTACATCTTTAATTTGCTCTGCCATTTCTCTTTTCCTAGTTTGATAGAGGATTATCCAATGCCTTTTTAATCTTCATATCAACTTCGCTTCTCAACGCACGGATTTCCGCTGTTGTTTCTTTTTGGTTTTTTACCAGTTCACGATTTACATCTCTAATTGTTTCATCAGTGTATCTTCTGATTTCTTTAACTGTTGCGTCGTTCTCACGCTTGATGTCTTTGACTGTGGCGTCTGTTAAACGCTGATCTGTTTTGCTAGATCGTTCAACATTTTCTACTACACCCTCTAATCTACGAACATCATTCTTCAAGTCACCTTTAATAGATTCAGTATACTCAACCATCTTACTAGTGTTAGCATCTAACACTTCCATCTTTTTGTAGATTTCAGTAAGATCTGGTGTAACATACTCAGCGATCTTTTTCTTCATACCCATATAATCTTTATAAACTTCGAAGCACCCATATAGACCACCAAGCAATGATGATACTAAAGTAAATGCTACCATAAGTTTAGCTGGAGTAAACTCATAGCCACCGATACTAATTACAGTATCTTTGCTGGCATATTTTTTTACTGCAGCTTCTGCCTCGTCAATCTTTGCATTGACATCTTTAATTTCTTCTGCCATCTTGTGCTCCTTAGTCCCAATGACCTTTTAATTTCTGTGCTTTTGTAGGTTGTCGTTGGATGTGATGTCTGTCTTTTGGCTGATTTAATCTGTCTTTTAATTCACTTAGGAGATAAGCAACATATATCGATATTGCTAAAGCCACAACTGCCAAAATATAAGCCACTAGTGCTAATTGTGTTTCCATAATTACCTCTTATATTGAGATTCAATCATTTGTTGATGCACTGAATCAGTGCCACCAAACATTCTCAATGTGCTACGATTTTCAACATTTCTCTGATTAGTATAAACTGCGTATGGTTTATATCCTGCAACATCTGGTAACATTGCTTTACCATAAGTGTCAAATCCAGGTGTGAATCCCATTGCTTGAATAACTACATTTTGAACTTGTTTTTGCTGTTCCATGTTGTCAGCTTTTCCCATTTCGTTCGCAAGATTTTTACCTTGTTCTACTGCTGCTGCTTTTGCTGCAGCTTCTCTTCGTTCTTGGAGTGCTTGGCGAGCAGTTGGTGCTGCTGGCTTATCAGATGACGATGCAGTATTATTAGTATTCTGTGACGGAGAACTGCCTCCAGTGCCTTTCGGAGCATCATCTTTTTTGTCCTCTTGTTTATTGGCATTACCCTTTGGTTCGTTTGAACCACCCTTTGGTTCATTCTGTGCCATTTGTTGTGGTGGAGGTGGTGCTGGTGCTAACTGAACTGGAGCAGATGGTGCTGCAGCAGAATTTGTAGTTGGTGCTGGAGAAGCGATTGCTTTGTCCACATTAGAATCACCTGTCTTGGAAACTCCAACAGAAACTGCACCATCTGAACCAACTGTAGTTGAAGCAGTTGTTGTAGAAACAGGCTGATTGGCAGGATCGTTTCGTGCTACTGTGCCTGCTGTGGCTACTATTGATGCTGTGCCTTGTTGTTCAAGCACCATCTTAGTTGCATAAGCAGTTGAATAATTTGGGCAGGTTCTATCGTATAATCCATCTAATGAACATTGCTGATTAAAATATGCTTGAGCATATCCAGGACACTGTGTATTATACAATGAGTTCAATGTGCATTGCTGATTAAAATATGCCTGTTCGTATCCAGTACAAGTTGTAGAATAAAGAGCATTTAAACTACACTGTTGATTTAAATAAGCAGTTGCATATCCAGGACAGTCAGTAGAATAAAGTGCGTTAATAGAACATTGTTGACTATGATATGCTGCTTGATATCCTGAACATGTCATAGAATATAACGGATTAATAGAGCACTGCTGTTGAGTATATGCAGCCTGATATCCTGAGCATGTTATAGAATATAATGGATTGATAGAACATTGTTGTTCAGTGTATGCTGCTTGATAACCTGCACATGAAGGTGCATAAAGTGGATTAGTTGTGCATGGATCAATAACAATATCAGGAGTTTGTCCAGTTGTCCATTGAGTCAATCCTGGAATTGAAAAACTATTCGCTGTTTGACCACCTTGTTGAAGTACAGCAAATTCTCCTTTAGATGCATCGCCAATTACTCCGATTGCTGGTGAACTATATGATAGTAATGCACCAGTCCAACGCATATCAATACCACCTGTGCTATCAATTTTTAACTCAAAACTGGTTTTGTTTTGAGGCATACCTAATCTTTCTACATTGTACCAACCATATGTCATTGTGTTTGATGTACCTAATGAATAGTGATTAGTACCACTAGATCCATACAAATCGTCTTGCATCATAAGAATACTGTAGTTATATGCAGATGGTGTATTTCTATCAATGGTAATACCACTACAGCAGAAAGTGTTGTTAGATGGAAATCCTGTTACTGGTGGTCCAAATTGCACAGCACCATTGCTATACATTGTGGAGTTGTTGAATGTTTTATCAAAAAATGGAAAGGTGAATGGTAGTGGCACATTTGCCCATCCATCATCCCACAATTGATATGGTGTTGCTGCTGGATTATTGTATATGTTTTGTAGTGGCTGAGGATTAGCCATGACATTTAGTGACAGAGGACTTCCAGGAATTGGAATTGTCACTATTTGTGCTTTGGCTCTTGGTGTTACAAGCACCACCAATAATACTACAAGTAATAATCCCCAGAATCTCATTAGTCTTTACTCTTGACTTTTTGTGGAACTCTGTCTGGATTTGATTCCCAAATTGCTTTGGCTTGCTCGCCAATTTTACCATCTACTGGACATGGTGTTCCAGCATTCATCATTGCTGTAAATACTCTTTCATCTTGACACATAATAGCAACTGCTGCTACTTTCATACCCATGTCATATGTGGAACGAGCTAATTTTAGTCTTTCGCAATTCTTGTCGGTCATAGTAGCACCGAATGAAATACCAAGAATTTGAGTTTGAGTTGCACCAGATACAGCCACTGCGCAAACATCACTATTAATAATCGTGATGGCTGGAGCCACTGCTGTTGGTGGAGGGGATTTTACTGTTGTGGTGCTGTTTGAAGTAGAATCAGTTGTACTTCTACTAGTCGAATCAGTCACGATGGGATCAGCCATCGCAGAAGACAAAGCCATGACAAAAAGCACCGCTGTAGCGATCTTTTTAGTCATTTTAAAACCTTATTTTAGTTATACGGAAAATAACAAGTTATTGCGTTCACTCTAATGTTATTTAGGAACTAAGGGTTATTTCTTTTGTAACTCTTCTACTTCTTTTTCGATAGTTTTTACACTAGGGGATGAAAACACTTCTTGCACTTTATTCAAGAAAGATTGTGTTTTAGTTGGAGGATTCAATTCTTCTTCTGTAATAGGAGTAATTCTTCTTCCTGCAGAATCGTATTCTATCTTTTTAACCTGTTTTCTATCAAACAGTTCTGGTTCCCAGTCTTTATTGTGTTCATCTACTTCTATTTCTGGTAACTCTGAATCTTGTTCTTTTGGATTGAACGCATCTTTAAATTCTATATTGTCTTCTATAACAATGTGTTTAATCTCAGGTTCTTTTTCTGGGAAGTCAATTGCTGGTTCTTTTTTGAAAAACTTATCCCATACTTTTTCTTTAACAGGTTTTGGTTCAAGAGTGCCTTTATCTTTTCTCCATTGCCAGTTTGCTGCAACTAACATCAAAACAGCAAGTGGATCAAATACAAGAACAATTAATATGGTGACAAACCTAACTGCCTTTTCTAAAAGATCAGTATCAGCGTCACCATAGATCACTTGAGCAATATACTTAATTGGTCCTACTTCTGCTTCGACTTTACGGACTTCGCTGGCGATCGGGGCACGCTCTTCGTTGAGTTTGGCGATTTTTGTTTGGGCATTACCGATTTCGTTAAGGATTCTGGCTCTATCTTTTTGCTGGTTTCTTCTGATTTGGATGGCTCGTTCTGCTCCACTGGCTTCTGTGGTTCTGGTGATGGTTTGATCAACTTGAGCATCGAGTTGAGAAAGTTCTTTACGACTTGCATTAAT